TGTCGAATATTCTCTCGGCTGAGATTCTGGCCGAGATCAACCGTGAGATCGTCCGTGAGATCAACATCACCGCCAAGGTTGGTGCTCAGGACAACGTCACGACAGCCGGTGTCTTCGACCTCGACACTGACTCAAACGGCCGCTGGTCAGTTGAGAAGTTCAAGGGTCTGATGTTCCAGCTGGAGCGTGAGGCTAACCGCATCGCTCGTGAGACACGCCGTGGTAAGGGTAACATCATCCTCTGCTCGTCCGACGTAGCTTCGGCCCTGCAGATGGCTGGCGTTCTTGACTACGCGCCTGCTCTGAACAGCAATAACCTGGCCGTTGACGACACAGGCAACACTTTCGCCGGTGTGCTCAATGGTCGCTTCCGCGTCTACATCGATCCGTATGCGATCGGTGGTAACTACGCCACGGTCGGCTATAAGGGCTCTTCGGCGTTCGACGCCGGCGTGTTCTACTGCCCGTACGTGCCGCTGCAGATGGTCCGCGCTGTAGACCAGGCGACCTTCCAGCCAAAGATCGGCTTCAAGACACGTTATGGTGTTGTGGCCAATCCGTTTGCTGAAGGCCTAACGAAGGGTTCTGGCACGCTGTCAACCAACAGCAACGTCTACTACCGTAAGATGATTATCGCCAACCTGATGTGATCTGAACTTTTATCGTATAAATACCTCCGAGGGAAACTTCGGAGGTATTTTTATGTCTGCAGACAAGTATGGTATACGCGAAGTTTCTGCATTGTATAAATAAACTGCGCGCATAAAAATGAATATGGACTAGGGGGGCCAAGTGCTCCCCGTTTTTTTATATAAATATCTGATGATAGTGATACCAAAGAAAGTGCTGGTAACGCTTGATGTATACTACTACATGCCGGCGCACGCACACTTGATAAATGAATTTCTTTGGCAGACAGACGACACATACCCTAACTTTAAAAGGGTAAATATGTTCATGACTTTCTGGCGTGAGAACATAAACGCCGTGATATCAGAGGTCGTAATGGCTTATTGTCACAGCGGCAAATGGACCAAGGTAGACTTCGAAAAGGTTATTAAATGACAGCGATAAGCGAAACGCCGCAGAACATCAATTTTCTATCACCGATTAACTTCAAGTTCAAGATAAAGAAGGCGCCTGGTATCAATTTCTTTATTCAGAAAGTGACTATACCGAGACTGAGCTTACCGTCATTTGATCAGCAGAATCCGTTCACATTTATACCGAAGCCGGGCGATCATCTGACTTTTAGTGAGCTAAGTATTACTTTTAAGGTTGACGAAGATCTCAAAAATTATATGGAGATATATAACTGGTTGGTGCAGATGGCCAGATCTAGAGACTCTGAGCAGTATGTCGAGATACAGAATAAGTCACCGATGTCTGGTGAAGGCATATATGCAGAAATTGAGCTCGAGGTGCTAAGCTCTAAGCGGAGCTCCAACTATGCTGTAGTCTTTGAGGATGCTTTTCCCACCAGCCTAGGTGAGGTAGAGTTTGACACCACTCTAGAGGACGTTCAGTATGTTACAGCAAACGCTACGTTTAAATACAAGCTGTATAGAATAGAGAAGATTTAAGATCAGTAGATCTATTATACCACACATTTTTAACGTTGTACAAATAAGATAAGTTTTTTTACTATTGAGTAAAGTTATGGTATAATATAAGCATGAAGATAGAAGAGATAATAGAAGAGTGGTCTCGCGACGCCGAGATCGACAGCACTGACATCAGCGCTGAGTCGCTAAAAATCTCAAGACTTCACGCCAAGTACCTTCGCATCAGGACAGAGGAAAGCATCAGGCTGCGCGTACTTGAGTCTGAGATGAAGGCGCTTAAGCGTGAAAAGCACGAGATGTACACCATGGGTCCCACCAAGGAGCACAGGGACAAGGGATGGGACATACCGGCGCGAGGTATGATACTCAAACCAGACGTGCCTATATACATGGAGTCCGATCGAGAGATCGTCAATCTGTCGCTCAAGATCGGAGCACATCAGGAGAAGGTGGAGATGCTTGACTCCATCATACGAAGTGTCATGAGTCGTGGCTATCAGCTTAAGACGGCTCTTGATTTTATCAAGTTTACAATGGGAGCTAACTAATGAGTAATATTAATGATCAGATGAAGCTTCAGTGGGAAACCTATCTCGCTGAGAACGAGAGGTTCACCACCAAGGGAGTGAAGGCCGCGGCCGCCCGTGCTCGCAAAGCGCTTGGAGAGCTGCGAAAGCTAGCAGGCGAGCGACGCAAGGAGATTCAGGCCGAGAAGCTCGCTCCGGCAAAGTGAAGTGGACGTCATACGCGTAGAGAAATTTGACGAGACTTATGACAGAATAGTCTGCGATCCAGGCGTGGGCCAGGAACTAAACGATTATTTTACGTTCGAGGTTCCTGGCGCTCACTTCATGCCAGCCGTTAAGAACAAGGTCTGGGACGGTAAGTATCGCTTATACAAGATGATTCACGGGCTGCTGTACTGCGGCCTGCGCTCTAAGCTCGAGGTGTTCTGCCGCGAGCGAAGCTATCTCATAGAATATGATTTTGATACCTCTCATACCGAGTTCTCTCTGGTAGAGGGAGAGAAGTTTGTAGACTCTCTGGGCCTAACCATGAAGCCTAGAGACTATCAGATGAAAGCCTTTGTGTCTGGAGTACGCGAGGGTAGAGCTCTGTTCTTGTCACCTACCGCGTCAGGAAAGTCTCTAATCATATATCTGATGCAGAGATATTATAATGCCAGAACTTTAATCGTAGTACCTACGATATCTCTGGTGCACCAGATGGTATCAGACTTTGAGAGTTACTCCGGCGTCAAAGAGGACTGTCATAAGATTCACGGTGGGCAAAACAATGAGACCGATGCTCGTATTGTAGTAACTACATGGCAGAGCATATACAAGCTACCCAAGACCTGGTTTAACCAGTTTCAAGTAGTTATTGGTGATGAGGCTCATCTATTCAAGGCCAAGTCCATGATGTCAATCATGGAAAAGATGAGCGGTTGCAGGTATAAGTTTGGATTTACTGGAACTCTCGATGGCGCTCAATGTCATGAGTTGATACTACAGGGTCTGTTCGGTCCTATTCGTAAGGTAACCACCACGGCCGAGTTAATCGAACAGCAGCATCTCGCAGATTTTCAGGTAAAGTCCCTAGTACTCAGCTACAACGACGACACCCGCAAAGTCATGGCCAAGGCTTCTTATCAGGATGAGATAGACTTCTTGGTAAGGAACGATGCTAGAAACAAATTCATAAGAAACCTAGCGCTTTCTCTCAGCGGCAACACGCTTTTGTTGTTTCAATACGTCGAGAAACATGGTAATATATTACACGATCTTCTTCTACGCTCAGCTGGAGATAGAAAGATATTCTTTGTCCACGGTGGTGTAGATGGTGAGGAACGCGAGCTGGTACGAAAGATAGTCGAGACTGAGTCTGACTCCATCATAGTGGCTTCATATGGTGTCTACAGTACCGGTGTCAACATACGTAATCTAACCAATGTTATATTTGCCTCACCTTCAAAGTCTAGAATAAGAAATCTTCAGTCAATTGGTAGAGGTCTTCGTAGATCAGAGACCAAGACCGCAGCGGTACTGTATGATATCGCTGATGATATGACTTGGAAGAAAAGAAAGAATTATACGCTGCTTCATTTTTTAGAAAGAATAAAAATTTACAGCGAGGAAAAGTTTCCATATCGAATCTATAGGATATCTATAAAATGAAGAAAAAGAACACGGTTCACTACGTCAACAACAAGCAGATGTATGAAGTTATGAAAGTGTACATCAGGGCGGTACGAAAATCTAAGCGCGAGAAGATTGAGCCACCGCGCATTCCAGAGTATATTGGAGAGTGTCTATATCTTATATGCAACAAGCTGTCGCTAAAGCCTCAGTTTTCTGGCTATACGTGGCGAGACGAGATGATATCTGACGGCATAGAAAACTGTATCGTGGCTATAGACAACTTTGACCCACGCAAGTCGAACAACCCGTTTGCTTACTTCACAATGATAGCGTGGAATGCATTCATCAGACGAATTCAGCGCGAGAAAAAGCAGACATATATAAAGCATAAAAACATGCAGAACATCTACGTAACCGACGAGATTCTCGCAGAGTTTAATATAGCCAATTCTGGTGACGAGAAGTCTGACGATATCATTAAAAACTTTGAGGACAAGCTGCAGGCCAGCAAGAAAAAGAAAAAGAAATCCAGCAAAAAGAAAGGATTGGAGATATTCATATGAGTAGTAATACTACCTATCTAGTTCCGGATATAATCAAGGAGCTAATAATCAAGATGATAAACGCTACAAGTCAGAACGAGCGTCTGGCATATGAGCTTCAAGTTAGAACTATTCGTGATGCTTGCAATACTGCTCTCGGTCGAACAATAACTACACCAAACAAGACCAAGAAGCGCGCTTAGGTTATATTATTATTTTTGAAAAAGGAGAATCAGTGTGCGCATAGCTCTTATAACTGATACGCACTTTCGGTGTACGTGGCGATAACGTCAAGTTTCTCGAGTACTTTCGTAAGTATTACTTAGAATTTTTCTTTCCAGAATTAGAAAAACGCGGTATTAGACAAATCATTCACATGGGCGATCTAATGGATCGTCGTAAATACGTTAATATCTACACGGCTCACTGTGTTAGAGAATATTTCTTTGATCAAATACATGATCGCGGCATACATTTAGACGTAATATTGGGCAACCATGACTGTTACTATAAAAATACAAACGATATTAACTCTTTCGACATAGTGTCTCTCGGCAGCTGCAACTCGTATCGGCAGGCCACGGAGAAAATGTACGACGGCTGCAAGATATTGTTTGTCCCATGGATCTGCGACGAAAATCGAGAAAGTACGTTTAATCTCATCAAGAAGACTAACGCTCTATACTGCTTTGGCCATCTGGAGTTCAACGGATTCCAGATGTACAAAGGTCTCCCGTCGCACGGTGGTACGTCACCGGATGACTTTAAGAAGTTTGATCTGGTATGCTCAGGGCACTACCATCACAGGTCCAAGTCCGGTAACATTCAGTATATCGGAGCGGCGATGGAGTACACGTGGTCTGATGCCGGTGATCCTAGAGGCATAGCTATATTTGATACTGAGACTGGAGAGCTAGAGTTTGTCAACAGCCCGATCAGAATATTTGAGAAAGCCTTTTACGACGACTCTCTCAATAGCAAACACATGGATTTAGACTTCACTGTGTTTAAAGATAAGATCGTAAAGGTTGTGGTAAAGAATAAAACCAATCCGTATATGTTCGATCAATTTATCGAGAAGATCGAACAGCAGGGCGTGATTGAGATGCAGGTGGTCGAGGATCACTTGAATCTAGACATTCAAGACGATAATTCTATTATCGATGAGGCCGAATCCACTATCGATATCTTCACCAAGTTCATTGATCAGACCGAGACTGGCGGTGTCAGCAAGAATAAGATCAAGAACTTAATGGTAAACCTTTACCAGGAAGCTGTTTCTCTTTCATGATCAAGTTTCACACTATAAGATGGAAAAACCTGTTGTCGACCGGCAATGAGTTTATACAAATTGATCTAGACAAGTTACGGACCGCGTTGATAGTTGGTGAAAACGGAGCTGGAAAATCTACGTTTCTAGAGGCACTGACTTACTCATTATTTGGTAAGCCGTTTAGAAAAATTAACAAATCACAGCTTGTCAACTCAATGACTCGAAAGAACATGCTTATTGAGGTAGAGTTCTCGATAGGTACCAAAAAATACAAGGTAGTGCGTGGTATACGCCCAAATGTATTTGAGATCTATGTCAATGGCGACCTGATGGATCAGTCATCCGAGTCAAAAGACTATCAGGAGATTCTAGAAAAGCAGATACTCAAGGTTAACTACAAGTCATTCTGCCAGGTGGTCGTACTAGGTTCAGCGTCATACGTGCCATTCATGCAGCTACCTACCGGGCAGCGAAGGGAGATCATTGAGGATCTTCTCGACCTACAAGTATTCACGGTCATGAACAACCTGCTCAAGGATAGAATGTATTTAAACACAGAGGACATTAGAAACGCAGAGAATAGCAGGAAGCTTCTCGACGAAAAGATAAAGATAGTGAGGAAACATACTGCCGAGCGTGATGAAGATGATCGCCGGGTTATAGAGGACCGAGAGCAGGCCATTGACTCCACGAAAAAGCAGATAGATGAAGCTGTTGCTCGACGCGAGAGTCTGGTCAGAGACGCTGAGAAGCTTCTAGCCTCTATCTGTGATGAGAAGTCAGCGATAGAGACTGTTAAAAAGATCGGTAGGCTTAAGCACGAGCTAGAGATTAGGTCGACTAGTTTAAGCACTGAGATTAAATTTTTCGATGAGAATACTACCTGCCCCACCTGCTCTCAGGAAATCGATCCAGAGTTCAGAGAGAAACACGTGCATGAGAAGAAAGAAAAAGTCAGCAAGATCGAATCCTCTATGCCAGATCTCTTGAAGAAGTTAGATCAGGCTCAAGAAGCAGTTGATAAGATCGGCCAGACTAAGAATAGCATCGGTGATATTAGAGTAAAGTTATCTACCATAGACTCGCAGACAGACACATATAAGGACTACATAGCCAGAACTAAGAGAGAAATAGACGACATTAAGAATAGAAAGAGAACCTCTGTCTTTGAGGACATCAGTGATCTGGAGAAGCAGCTGCTTCAGATCGATAAGAAACTGACCGAACTATCAGAAGCAGGAGAGATCTTAAGTCTGAGCGGGTTAATGCTCAAGGACGGTGGAATCAAGTCAAAGATCGTCAAGCAGTATATTCCAGTAATGAATCAGCTTATTAACAAGTATCTCTCGGCTTTGGATTTTTTCGTACAGTTTGAGCTAGATGAAAACTTTAATGAGACGATCAAGTCTAGGTTTCGTGACGAGTTCTCATATGAGTCTTTTTCAGAAGGAGAAAAGCTCAGACTTAATCTAGCCATACTCTTCGCCTGGAGAGCTATCGCTAAAATGCGCAACTCCATCAATACAAATATTCTGGTTCTCGACGAGGTATTCGACTCTTCTCTCGACTATAACGGCGCCGATGAATTCATGAAGATGCTTACTAGTCTTACCGAAGAGACAAACTGCTTTGTTATATCACACAGGACTGATGCCATGGTCGACAGGTTTGAGTCAGTATTGCGCTTTAGTAAGGTAAAAAACTTCTCGAAGCTAGTGGCTTAATGGTTTACATCTATTGAGAAATATAATACAATATGACTATGAAGCTGGTGCCAAAAACTGATCAAGTGCTTTCGGCAATCTGCCATCCGGTAGATTTTGCTGATCCGCCATTTAATTTGACCGAGTTTGCTCAAGATTTGGTCAAGTGCATGTATGAGAACAATGGCATTGGTCTTTCGGCCATTCAGGTCGGAGTTCGATATCGCATCTTCGCCATGCGTGGATC